TTGGTATATCTAATTCATATCCAGTTTATGAAGACGATGATGTATTCAACTTACCAACACTTAATCAGCAAGTGCCAATAGATTTAGAAGGTAACTTATTAACTGGAGAAGAATTGAGTGTTTTAGGACAATACATTTCATTAAATGGATTTGAAGGTAATCAACCAGTTTCAAATGTATTATCATATATTGATGCACAGTTTTCATCATCAGTTGAATCAGAATTATCAGGAAAGATAAAAGGTATTACTCTTGAAGCTCCATCATATTTTGATACTATTAGAACAATACCAAGAAAATTAGGTACTGAACACACTGCACCACATACACACCCAAGACCAACAGGTGGTTTCTATCCATCAGTTGAATTAGGAGGTAGTTATCTTGGTCTATTTGAAGCAGGATATTTTGAGACAGCGGGTACTGAATATTCAACGGGATCAGACACGGGAGCTACGAGTGATGAACCATTAGCAGATAGATTTAGTCCAGGTACAGTTACATGGACAGCATATGACCCTGCTGCTACATCATTAGTTGACTGTAATAATCATCGTCACTTCGGTCAAGCAACTGATGTTATACCAATAGTTCCAACAGTTGATCGTACTGTTAACACATATGCACAGACAGATGATTATACTGATGATAACACATGTATAACACCAGTACAGCAACCAGCTGTTACTGCTCCATTCCCTCCACCTGGCACATACTTAGGACAACGTAACTTTTATATTTCAGATCAAGTTCCTGAGGCAAGGAGAGGTAGTGGTGTAACTCCTCCAGCAACAGATCCAAATGATTATTATGGTGCTGTAGGTGCAGGAAGAGATTATCCATATCCTACTACATTGAATCATAATGGTGATGCATTTACTGCTAACTCATTAGGATCTCATAATCATTTCACGATTGATTTATCAATGACGTTGGGACAAATGAATTTACCTAGTACTATACTCATAAATAATATGACCACTGGAAACATAGAACCCATAGATGTTGACAGAGCACTCAGTGTACAGGTAAATCCTAACACACCATCCTTGGTCGTACTGTATATTATCAGAGCATACTAATGGCAGTATTATATTCAAAAGAAAAAGGAAAAATAGGAACTCTTACTGGTTCTATTATAAACTGGTCGAATCAATTAACATCTTCAGATCCAGAAGACCCAACCTTATATGATACTCTTCCTGCTGGTTATTTGAGATGTGATGGATCAGTTTATTTGGCAATAAATTTTCCAGAACTTGCTACAATATTAGGCACAGGATCAAATTGTAGATATAAAAAACCAGATACAACATTACTTGACAATCAATTTCAAGTGCCAGATCTTGGTGCTAAATCTACTAAAACATCATTTTCTTCAAACTTAGGAGACTATCAAGATACATACTTGGATAATGATGCTGGTCAACAAATAACAAAAGCTGGTGTAGGACTGGAAGTGAGTAGCAATATTGGATCAACATATACTATTCAGTATCAGGGTAATTTCTTCTTGCCAGCACAGACAATTGAAATCACAGGACAACCTGGTTTTGCTAGGTCTAGTGGTAACTATACAGAAGAAACAGAAGTATTACATACAGCATTTCAACCACATGCTCATTTCCATGATGGTAAGAGATCAAGAACTGCATCACCAACAAGTGAGTTTGGTTTATTTGGTAGAAACTCTTATACATCTAAATCTACTTTGTGTATTATGCCATGGGCAAATAATACAAGACAACCATTATGTAAGGCAGTAGCATCTAAAGCAATTGCTGCACAACAACAAAGAACAGATCAAAATGGTTGTTTTACTTTCTTGGTTGGAGGTCCTAGTCAAGAATTATATACTTGGTATGGTGGTTGTTGGGCAGGATGTACTTTTGACCAGACTGATAAGTGTTTAATGCCAGGTAACATACCCCAGTTAGATGCGTCTGGAAATAATATTGGTACATTAGAGTTTGGATGTTCAACTCTTGGAAATCAATCAGGATATCCAATATACACTGGTGAGGGTATTGCACAACCAACAGGATTTTGTGGTAACGTTTTTTATGTTGGTGAAATGAGTTGTAAAACAACTAACCAATGTAACGTTGGTCCTGCATCTTGTAATAACTACAGTTCGATTGGTTCAGGTCCGATATACAATAAAGTAGCACCAAACTATACACCGTCTCTTGTATCACAGGCAACTCAAGTTCCTTTCGATGGACAAGCAAACGTGGTAACATATGGTGCAATTAATAATACTGTTACTGATATTGAAGAATTTGGTAATGAATGTATACACAAACATTTTGTTCCATTTAATCAGGATCCACATACATATAACGTTGTAACAAAACCAACATATATTCCAGCTAGTAATATAACATCTACAGTCAATATAGATGTAAATACTGAGAATAAAGCAGATGGTTACATACAACCATTTTTAGTTCAAGAATTTTTAATTAAGTATTAGAATGGCATCATACAGGAATTCATTTGCGAATTATTTTTCCGATAAGACTGGTAACCATGCTCCTGTCGGATCAATTCTTCCTGTCTTTGCTGATCTCAATCTAGCAACACAAGAACCTGAGTACACATATCCACAACATTTATATTGTGATGGTAAGACACTAAACATTCGTGATTATCCAGAATTATACAGTATCATAAAAAATACTTATGGTGGTAGTGCATCACAGACAATAACTCAAGCAGCACAACCTGGTGGTTTAAGAAGATCATATATTATAAACAATAAACTATTTTTTCAATTCTATTACGACTCTACTAACAACAAAGCAAATGTAAAGAGACCATATCCATTTGGTGCAGTCTTTAGATTTCAAATCATAACAAATCCATGGGGTGCATTTCCAAGTGCTGGTATATTTGATCAGTCTACATTCTATCAACTAATACAACCAACAGAGGATGTGACAGCTCAAGCAGCTACAAATGAATTTGCATATGAATTAGTTCTACCAGATACTGTTGACCTATCAACTGTTACAACATCAGATTACACAAAAGATTTTACAGGTAGTGATGCTCATCCTACTCTAGTCGTACAAAAATCATATACATTACAAGATTATCCATATAATATTGGAACATTTAATCTACCAGATTATAGACAAAGAAAGATACTTGGGTTCGGTAACGTCAATGGAGCAGGAACAGCAACACCAGAGAACGCAGTCAACAACTTTGTTGGACAGACTGGTGGACAATGGTATATTCCAAAGAATACATTAATTGATAGTGGAGAGTTCTTCGTTGTTGGTGATGTAAGAACTACAGGATATAATACTATAGTATCAGATATTGCTGCATATATCACAGGAACAGTGAAGTATCAGATAGGACCTATGGATGATTATACATTTCCATTCCCTCCTACACATAGTCACAGGATGTTATCTTGCGAGGTTGATCAAACAAAATTAGCAGAATTAGGTGCTACAGAAGTTGATAAGTTTGCTGTAAATTATATTGATAGTAGAGCAAATGTCAATATATTTGAACCACAGGGAACAGCTGGTGGTGCGTTAGGTCACTCACATGGTTTGATTGGTGTACAATTACAGAACACACTTACAGCAACATATGGTAATAGTAATGGAATCGGTGACACAGCAGGAACAACTGGTGGTCAACAATATCAATATCTAGTATCAGAGTCAGCATCAGTCAATGTTACTTCTATTACATATGATTCAAATACTAATCTAATAACAGTCAACACAGACGGTAACCATAATCTATCAATAAATGACATAGTAACTATAGATAACGCATCTCCATCAGAATATAGTGGTAATTTCACTATTGTTTCAACAGGTTTTGGTCTTGCTGTTTTTAGTGTAGAACCAAGAACAGGAGAAGTTCCACCATCATCACCAGCGTCTGGTTCTAGTATAATAGTAAAATTAGCAAATGGTTATTTCGTTGACTCAGAAGTAGTAGTACCACCAAGAGCATATGTTGTTGATACTAATACATTAGTCGGTGGTAAACAGGTACAATTTGATATACCTGGCAATGCTTTTACTATAAAAGAAGAAACTTTTACCACACCACAGGCAGCACTTGTAACAGTGCCAGATGCTAGTGGTGGAACAGTGACTGGATGCACAATACAATTGAATGCACCTGGCGGTGGTGGTGCTGATAGTGACACAGATGGACAAAACGGAGGATATGCTGAAATTGGTATAACTGTTGATGGTACATTCTATACTGTTAGAGCACAAGGTGGTAATGGTGGACAAGCAGGAATTAGTGGTGGTGCAGGAGGAGCAGGAGGAACATTGATCGTTCCACAGGCATTATTAGATGACGCTAGATTTAATATAGGACAAATTGTAGGTGATGATGGTGATGATGGTGGTATAACTGGAACAGGTACAAATGATGTAAATGGTGGTGGTGTTGGAGGAGTTGGTAATATACCAGCAGGAGCACAATCAACAGGTGGAACTGGAACAGCACAAGTAAAAACTCTAACAAACCAATCACCAGAAGAAGTATTTACCAGTAATGGGTCATGGACAGTACCATCACAAGGCACTGGTGAAGTAAGTAGAACTATAACAATTGAACTATCAGGTG